CCTCACGGGGATCCCCTCTCAGCTGCTTAGTTCCTTTGATAGAGGGCTAATCGGTCAAACCGACGGGTTTCGCAAAAGAGGAGTACAAACTACAAGATGATGGTGAGGCCTCGCGTAGGCCGTATCCGGTGATCTGTAGATTTCATCAGCCTTATCAGCTGGTGGGCGGGCGCAAGCCTGCCGTATTCCTCTCGCGCGTGCACCTGGTATGCCAAACCACACGTTTCAGTCCTTCCTTGTGAAAGGTTATCAACTATGGGATACCACCGTCAAAGCCTGTCTTCTCTCAAACGAGATTATGACATGGTTCTTACGCTCGCTCGCTATAAGGGTGTCGCTTTGCTGCGACATCCTGAAGTGAGTAAGCTGAAGGACGGACGTATCGAGGACATCGAGTTTCTCGAAGCCCTCATTGATCGCATCTGCGACAATTGCCTAGTTGAGCTCCCTGTCAGGGGGCGGAAATGCTGAAGTTGTGGTCTAGCTTGGCTCGCTTCCTTCGGAAGTTTGCCCGTTCTCAGCCTGTGAAGGCCGAAGAGCGTTGGTTGGTGCTGCCGTACGACTTTCGGGTCGACTGGTATGCCTCAATCGGAGAGCTAGATGGTGAGCTGAGTCGGGCGTCTTCGGCACAATGGCGACCTGCCACTGTGGTTCCCCGAAGTACGCGCCTTTGTCGACTCTGTGACCCCGCTAAGGGTCAGAAGAAGGAGTCGTCCGTCGTGGACGAAAGTCCGAGCCCTAAAGTCAACGGGCTGCGAACGACCGTGTAACACTAAGTGACGATGCGTTGTCTGCAGCTCCCTAACGGAAGCTGAAAATTGACTGCACCGATCACAGGTCCCTTCACGAAAACCGGTTATCTTCTGGATATCCCCCACTGGTCCTCTGGTGCGAGCACCAACCAGCGATGGCGGATGTACCGAAGGTGGTTCCGGCAAGCGAAACCTTATGACCTCCCTATGGAGTTTGACTTTTATGACAAAGCTGGAAACAGCCGTTATACGTCTACGGGTCCCTACGGGAACTATAGCGGGTCAAGCCAACAAGCCATCGATAAACTCGCGGACATCGTCCCGATGGATGGCAACATTTATAACCAAGCTTATGCAAGGTTTGTAGATGCCATGGGTGAGAGCGTCCAAATGGGCGTAGCCACAGCGGAAGGCCGCGAAGCAGTGTCGATGATAACAACTCGACTCCTGCAAGTAGCCAAATTCACTGGGCACGTCGCTCAAGGACGCTACGGGGATGCCGCTAAGGATCTCGGCGTAAATTGGACAGGGAAATCTGCTCGCAAGAGCAAGATCTCAGTTCCTAAGGCCGTCGTTCCGAAGTCGAAGGATGCTCGTGAGAGCGTCCGCGGTTTCTCCCAGATCTACCTGGAATTCCACTTCGGGTGGTCACCCCTCATGAAGGATATACATGATGCGATGAAGGTGCTTGACAGCCCTATCGAACCGCATCGTGTTAAAGCCTCTGCCACTGGGTCCTGGACGGACCCTTTAGCGTCCCATTCCGTCACAAGTGACGGCGATTGGAAGCGTACTGAACACCGTGAAGGTAAGTACGTGCAGACGGTTAAACTTCAAGGGGATCTCATCATCACAAATCCTAATTTGATGATGATGCAGCAAAACGGGATACTTAATCCCGCTAGCATCGCTTGGGAACTAGTCCCTTTCAGCTTCGTGCTGGATTGGTTCGTGAACGTCGGGGACTACCTCGGCTCACTCACGGATTTTGCGGGTGTGACCTTTCTCAATCCGCATAGGACTGTGTTTACGCGAGCGCACCTGAGCTACTACAAAGACGAAATCCCGCTTCATGGTGGTTTGAATACCAACCATGAGACGTGGGTTGTAGACGGCGTCAGTAACTTCAGGCGGAAGGACCTAGGATCTGGCCCTTCCATTCGTCTCAGGACTCCCAAGCCCTGGGGTATCAGGCGCGGTTTAGCGGCCGCAAGCCTGCTCATGCAGCGCTTCCCTCGTCAAGTGATTGACGACAGCGCACTCCAACTCGCGAAGAAGCGGACGGCCTTCAGGGCCAACAACTTCCCAGCGTTTAATGGAAAATACTACTAACCTCCTTTAAGGAAAGGGTCTTAAATGACTCAACAGACCAACATTACGGTCAAGAAGTACGACGGGGTCACGGATATCGTGTACACCGCTGTGCGTCCTGCTGCTGGCGGAACTCCCGCCGTGTGGCTTGCACCGACCCTCGGAACGGCCGTGGCTCACCAGCCCGAGCTGCGCATCAAGTCTTCCAACAACAAGGCTGGCACTGTCAGTCGCGTCGAGGGGATCTTGGTGTATCCCGAGGTGATCACCGCAACCGATGGTTCGAAGTCCATCGCCAACAAGGCAATCGTCTCGGTAAACGTGACGAACCCGAAGGGCATGGCTACGACCGCGGTCCAAGAGGCTATCGCGCAGGCTCTCAACCTGTTCGCGAGTGCCCACGTGAAGACTCAGGCTATCGAAGGCTTCGCAGCCGTCTAAACCGGAGAATTCATGGCACAAGCCTCCTTACCAGGTGATCTGGAGAAGGTGTACGTCGCATTACTGGACGCACTCGCCTCACCTCTGGCCCAGCACGTAAAACTGCTGGTGAAGAGCCAGAGATGGGATGAACTTGTAAGTATTAAAGTTCGTCCTAGCGCATATGACAAAGCGGAGGATTACTTCCGCGATGCCGCCGCCGTATCCTTCATACGGAAATGCGAGAGTTTGGACACCACGGTTGACCGCCAAGCGGTTGCCGAGGAGAACTTCCTCTTAGCAGAACGGCAATGCGCCCGCTCCAACGAGCGGCTTGCTATTCACTTTCTCGAAGGTGCACTGGACCGTGACAACGGCCTGATTGCTACCTCCGAAGGTGCGTGCGCTCGGCTGATTGCCGAGGCACGGAAAGAAATGAGCAAGTTGCTTGGAAAACTCCCTTCTGACCTAAAAGGTCGGTTTGGACCAGGAGCGACATATGGCGACAAGGGTAGGTATACCACCGTCCCCGATAAGATGTCGTCTCGACCCACTCTAACCACATCAGCACTCTGGTTCCACGTATTTCAGTGGTCCGGAACTGCATGGGCTCACGCCTGTGCTGCTGATGGACGAGAGTCCGAGTTTGTGCGAGGCAACCGCTTCACAACGGTTGCTAAAGATTGCACGAAGGATCGTGGCATAGCCATTGAACCTAGCGTCAATTTGTTCTACCAGCTCGGCGTAGGCCGGGCTATTCGAACCGCACTCAAGAGGAATGTGCACATCGACATTACTCATGGGCAAGCCATTCACAGGCGGGTCGCCTGTGAAGCCAGCACGCATGGCCGACTTGCTACACTCGACCTCTCGAATGCCAGCGATACCATATCTACCAACTTGGTTAAGTTGGTGACCCCTCGACCTTGGTTTGAGTTGCTAAACTCGCTCCGATCTCCTTTCACCCTGTTTCGTGAGAAGTGGGTGCACTTGGAGAAGTTTTCGTCGATGGGAAATGGTTTCACGTTTGAGCTGGAGACAGCAGTATTCCTCGCTGTCATCCTTGCCGTCCGTAATCTCCGCGCGATCGACGACCCTAGGTGGGCGTCGGTGGTGCCGGGGAAGGATATCTTCGTTTACGGTGATGATATCATCGTACCGACGGAGTTGGCTTCAGACGTGATTGCCGCGCTCACCTACTGTGGCTGCAGCATTAACAAGGATAAGTCCTTCGTTGATGGGCCCTTTAGGGAATCTTGTGGTGGGGACTACTTCGGGGGGGTGGACGTACGTCCATTCTTCCTAAAGGAGTTCCCGGATGAACCGCAAGACTGGATTACAGTCGTTAACGGCCTCAGAAACATGGCCGTCCAAGAAGAAAAGGACGGTTTTGATCTGGGGCGCAGTTATCTTCTGCGTCCTTGGTTTGTCGCTCAGGATTCACTTCCAACTCACATTCGAAGGTTACGAGGCCCTAAAAAGCTTGGTGACCTGGTCATCCATGACGAATGTGAGCGGTGGCAAACCCGCAAGCGCGGAGCAATTCACTACATACGCGCCTACAGGCCAGCCCGGTTCTCACGAATCGGCTGGCAAAACTGGAAAGGCGAAGTAGTGCTGGCGACAGCCGTCTACGGAACCGGAGATGGCAAACTGGGGGTAACCCCCCGGGATGCTGTCCTCGGCTACAAGGTCGGCTGGGTACCGTTGCCAAGCGCGTCCTCTAACTGGCTTCCAGCCAGTGAGGGTGGCGCAGCCCCAATTCCCCCCGAACCGTATATCCCCGTGAGGGGACAACAGGTGGACCTGGTGACAGGTCCGTACGAGGGTCCGTCTGTCCCAGCCCCGCTCGTGAGAGCTCGGCTGAATCAGATGGTTTGGGAGATCCGCCGTGAGGCGGTGAAGGCACGGTCACAGGATTAACCTGTGCGTTCGTGACAGTGTGTCACGTGGAGGGTCCTTTTGGATCCACAAAGCGGA